TTTTGGTTAATATCAGTCAGACCTTGGGCGCTGCCCAGCAACTCTTCGACGTACGGCTTAGCGTAGTCAGGGATTGACGTTTGCGTCTGATTTATCGTTTGAACTACTGGATCAGCCATGATCTATTCCTTAAGCGGGAAGATATTTGTCAGCGCGGCTATTGGCCGCTATTTTATTTTTGCCTGTGGTCTTACCCCGTGCACGTTGCACGCGATCCATCATGGCGTAGAGTTTTTTGGCTCCAGCATCTGTTGAGCCGTTACCTAATTCAGACACAATGCGTGCAGGTACTACAAACTCACCATCAGCAAGGCGTGCGGGCTGTTGCTTCTGGCCAATCGTTGCGGGGATGCTGTCAGACACGCCATCACCGGGGCCTTTGAGCAAACGGCCACCATCAGAGTAGTTACCCAAGGAACCAAGGCCACCGCCTACGGCGTACATGGGCATGCCGCCTGCAGCCATGTGATATGTATGGTCGGGCATCAAACCGCCACGGGCATCGCCACCGCCACCGCCTTGGGTAGTGTCTACTGTGCTTGCGGCTTTATCGGCAGTGGCTTTATCTGCCGCTACTTTATCTGCTGCGGCAGTAGTTTGTTTAGCTTTAGCTGCGCGCCATTTAGCCGCTACTTGCGAAAGTGGAACACCTGTTGCTGATGCAATATCTTGCGGGGTCAGGTTGTTTTGGACAGCCCAATCATAAGTTGTTGCATCGTCTTGGCCTTGGTTGGCCTTGAAATACTGAAATATTTCCGATGGTGACAACAGATAGTTCACACCGCCTGATGGGTCACTAACTTGCTGAACAAAGTTTGGATTCAGATTGTATTTACCAGTGGCTTGATCGAAGATGTACTTCCTGTTGGGATTAGCAGGTATTCCCAAAGTGGCTTCGCTGTACGGACGCATGATTTCGCCCACGCCAGACTTGGTTGGGTTTGCGCCTTTGCCCATGAGGTAGTTGTACGCCGCCAAAGAATCGCCAGTCTGCTTGTTGAACTTAGCGTTGTAATACGCATCTTTAGCTTGATCTGGGCTGACATTAAGAAGTTGTGCGGCTGTCTCTGGGGGCAGACCAATCTTGTCAATAAAGTTAACGTGCTCCAACTCAGTAGCTTTGGGGTTAGATGCCCCCCACTGGCTGTACAAATCAAGTTTAAGTTTATCTGCGGCAGTCTTAGCGGCTGCTTGATCTGCGATCTGTTGTTTAGCCAACGTCATGGGATCGGTCTTAAACGCTGATTTGCCTGTGAAGTCAACGATTGGGCCTTGCGTGCCCGTAGAAGCCATCGTACCTTGGCCTTGGTATGTGCCTTGACCAACGGCTGTGCCAATAGGAGGTGGAACGTATGTGTTACCAGCCACGGTGTTGTATGTGCCGGTTGATTTGACTGCTACAGGTTTGACTGTGGATGTGCCGTCGCCTGTGTAATCAAGTCGGGTATCAGCGCCAGCATCAACGCGAGGAAGTGCGGTTAAACCAGAAGTGGCGGCTGCAGACGCGGCTCTATCAGCGGCAATAGACTCGGCAGTGCTCATGCGTGGAATAACTTTGTATCCCATCTTCTTTTCGTACGCTTGTTGCCACTCAGGAGTCTCTTCAAAACCTGCGGAACGCGCCAAACTTTTAACCGCAGCAGAACCGCCTAAAGCATCAAGTGCCGCAGTGGGTACGCCTTCTGTAGTAGAACGGTACATTAACTCAAGTGCTTGTTCTGCGGGGGTTTTAAACTTGTTAGTTATAGCGTTTGTGTAATTGCCAATGTAGTTGTTCATTGCCAACTGCTGACCAGCGTCTGACTTTAAGTCAATCGATCCGGGGTGAGTGTTGGCATAGTCGTACAACTGTGTAGCCGTGCCGTTATAACCTGCAGATTCAGCCAACTTTTTAACTGCTGCCGCACCACCCAGTGCATCCATAGCCGCTGTATCCACACCACCTGTAGAAGACTTAAACATCAAAGCCATAGCCTGCTGTTGTTGGGGTGTCAATGTAGCAGCGGCAGAGGTAGCTACGGGTTTATCATATTGGGAAAGAATAGAAGGCAAACCTGCTTCTGTACCACCGGCTTTTATGTAGTCAGATGCAATCTTGTCATAGACTTGTTTACCACCAAGGTTAGCGTAAATGTTATTTAAATCAGGTGCGGCAGTAACAACGGGAGCAGCGGCAGCGGGAGCCGCCACAGGTTTATCGTATGCAGAGAAGATAGAAGGTAAGCCTGCCTCAGTACCGCCAGCTTTTAAATAGTCGGCAGAAATCTTATCATAGACTTGCTTACCGCCAAGGTTTGCGTAAATGTTATTGAGATCGCCTCCACCAGCCAAAGCCACAATACCACCGTCAGCAAACGGCTTGTATGCAGGAGTGCCGTAGTTTTTAGCAGGCACGGGATTTAGTTGACGATATGTACCGCTATAAGGGTCATAGATTGATTGGCGAATACTTGCATTGCTTGATATGTCAGGCATCTTTGTGGTGGTAGGAACCATCAAGTCGGCAGCAATTGGGGCTGCTGCTGCGCCCAAGGCCATCATATTCTGTTTGGCAAATCCCAAGGGGTCTGCTTTAACGGCATCAAAACCTTTAGACATTAACTCAGAAGTGGGCATTGCGCTTGAAGCATCCCGCGCCGCTTTTACTGCAGAGTTAACTTGGTCACTGTAATTAGCCGCGCTCCCACCGTAGCCTTCACCCGTTACTTGAGTGATATTTTCAAGAGAAGGTAACGCACCCTCTGCAGATAACGCGGCTCTTGTTGCAGAATCTGCTCCCGCACCCATCAAACCTTCAGTCAGACCAGCGCCGCCATACGCACCCAAGCCAGCCATCAGACCTTTGGACAAACTACCTGTAGCCAGCCCTGTAACGCCGCCAACTAGCAAGCCTGCGGAAGCCGCGCTTGATAAACCACCAAAAGCAATACCCATACCCGCAGGGCCAAGGGCAAGGCCCGCCAAAATTGGCAGTATGGATTTTAAGAAGTTAGCTTCGGGTAAGCCCGTATCAGGATTGATGGTCAATGTACCACCATGTTTCATGGCCAAAGCTTGCAACCCCGGCACTTCGTGGGGGGTCATGTGGACAAGCATCGAATCGCCGTTGCGACCCTTTGATGCCATATGGTCTGCTAGTACGTGAAGGCTCATGTTAGACCTTTATCTTTAAAGCGTTTGTTGCTGTGTCACGGTAAACATCCCCTACTCGAAGGTTAGCTAAATCGGCTTGAGTTGGCAAGAGGCTTATGTTCAAGTTAAGACCTGACCCCGCCAAAGGGCCGGGGGTATCTAATTGGTTAAAGTACAGACGCAACACATTGGTTAGCTTGTCCATGTACTGTTGGTCATATTCTACCGGAGCAAGGGGTAAACTGGGTGCAACTACATTAGTTTGTGACATCTTTATCTCCTACCATCAGGACGAATATCTATACGCGGTGCGCCAAGCTGCCAAGTCGTGCCAATTTGGTTTGATTCAATCTTGAAGATCATCTGACGGCCACGCATGCGCGTGTAAATCTGCCCCGTAAACTCTTCGGTAATGTCGTACGCACTGCTGTTATATACCGGCTGGCTTGCACTGCTTGTTCTGCCAGAGCCAGAGTTTGTCAAACCATACAGCGTCATAGTCACAGATGCGGGGTTGCCTTGTGTATCAGACACAGAATCACCGAAGGTCAAGTCAGGCAAGACGCGCCAAACAAAACCAAAGTTATGGCCGTCACCAATATCAAACTCAGACGAGCTAATGTAAGCATCAATTGCAACCACACTGCTGTCTTGGCCATTATTGAGTCCTTGCTCGTGGTTAACCAAGTTGTAGCTGTACGTAGCCCCAATCGGGTATTGACGCAAACCAGAGTCAAGCCATGCCGTGCGCCCAATCGTGCCGTAGTACCAGACTTTTTCAAGGTAGTTATATATAACATACCGGTCGTTAACCGTACTGTCGTTTGATGGATAGAACCACCAGACTTCATTGAAGCCCTCATTGGTGCCACAGCATACTTGCAGTGATTGCCCTTGGTTCAAGTCTTGGAACACGTAGCGGCGCAGGTCACAGTTAAGCGTTTGCACGCGGCCATCATAGGCATAGAACTTGTCCACGCCCATCCAATACACAACGCCTGAAGCAATCACAGCCGAGTTGGGACTCATGATGGAAATGTTGTCACCAAGCAACTGCGGTGCCCACACATACGGGGGGCCAAGGTACTGGAGCGAATACACGCTGGAGTCAGTAAATACCACAATCTCTTGGCGGGTCTGAACGGTTGTCACAATTTGTGAGCCGTGAGAAAGTCTAACAAACCCTGCTTGGTTTGTAGCGTCAGGCGTCCAGTTGTAGATGTCATCTTGGTTTGACCAGCGGATCAGCATCGGGTCAAGAACCCCAGAGTTGTAATCATTTGTACCAAACACGAGAACAAAACGTGATGTATCAGATACTGTCAAGTTATTCTGCAAGGTTGGTACGTCAACAATCTTGGACACATAAACGCCGGTACCTGTAGACGAAGCGTTGATTGCGTTACCAGATGCGTCAAGCAGCTTAAATGTCAGCCCATTTACTTCAAAGACATAATACGTTACACCTGCAGTAACACCTGTGGGCATGGAGGTGGTTGCATTAAATTGCAGAGCCGCGCCTTCTGTGTAAAGAATAGTTGAGGTAACAACTGTGGGCGATGCGCTGGTAAATGTGACTGTGCCGCCTAGGGTGTTAATGTTAACCCCGCGTGTGCCTGTACCAGAAGTTGCGCTCCAATAGTAAAGCGCTCCACCACGGGGGCCATAGATTAAATCTTGGCCGTAGTTCATTTGGTTCCACAACTGCAAACTAGACGCGCTTGTGCCGCCCGTACCCCAAACGCCAGCACCCCATGTACCCGCACTCCAACCCGACAAAGGTACTGCATACTCAGGGCCAGCGTTAACTTGGTAAGCAGCAGATACAGCCGAACCCCCATAAGGGCCACCAGATAATGCAGTCGGAACAGTGATGGTGTATGCGTTTGAGTTGACAATTGTGAGTTGATATTCAGCGTTAAATGTAGAAGCGTACGTGCCTGTAGCCCCGCTGAAAGTCACATAAGAGCCGTTGGTTGCCCCGTGGCTGGTCGCAGTCACTGTAACTGTGGTTGTTCCGTTGGTTGCAAACGGGTTTGCACCTAGTGTTGTGGTTGTTCTGAGAGGTGTAATGTCGTAATACAAACCGCCGTTTTCAATATAAAACTTTAAGTTTGTACCAACACCAAGAAGGTTTAAGCTACCAAGCGTGACCCAATTCCACAGTGAACGGCAGATTCCAACAAACACAGATGCAGAAATACGTTGCCAACCACCAATCTTCTCAGGCGTGCCTTGACGAAACCGCACCTTATCGGACTCAAACCAACCGCCTTCATTGGTGTAACGTGTGTTCTCCCGGTTGACGCCCGGCTTAAACAGAATCTTTTGTAATGGCATCGGTCAATCCAGTAAGGCGCACTCAGCCGTGCGGCGTTTTAACAAGCCCGGCAGTACTTTGCCGCCACCTTTAGTCCAGAGCATCAGTTGTTCTTTGGCCCCTTCCCAATCATTGGCATTGATTTTCCTCTTTAATGTGCTTGTTTGCAAGCGTCCAGTGCCTAGGTTGTAGCAGAAATCTACGATGGCATTGCACTTACGAACGTCTGTAATCAGGCCGGGGCAGTTACGCAGGACTCCGGGCAGGTACGTATGTTCTAACTCAATCATCAAAAGCGCCCGTGCCGTAGGTTCATCCATCGGTGCGTCTTCCAAAGACACCTTGCGCTTATCTGCGTAGTAGGTAGAACCATAGCCAATCGTAGCCACACCAGCCGGACATAAATACGGCTTGGCGCGGTAGCCCTCAAACTGACGGCACAGACTGGCGGCTAACTCTAGGTTCATATTCCGCGTTGCTTGAGAGTTCTATCGAGGAACCAATAATTGATAGTCCCAGACAACAAGGCTGAGAAGTCAGGGGTCATCATGGTCTTAAACACTTCTACGGCTGGCGCACCGGCAAGCCATGCGTTCCATGCAAACCATACATGGATGAATGACCAAACAAACAAGACCCAATATGTCACCACCGGC